TGGTTTAAAATTATCTAACAGAATTGAGAATGAACCTACCGAAATCGTGGAGTAACATCTCGGTAAGTCAATATGCAGAATTGAAAGGACTTGATGCGAGTTCTTTTGATTCTGTTTTTGATTATAACCTTGAAATGCTTTCTATTGTTACCGATACTGATATAAACGAGATTGAAGACTTAGACTTTGATGAGATGACTGCTATCTTATTGCAGTTAAATTGGATTAATCGTGAACCAAACAAGCCCATTAATCGGAATATTGCCGATTTACACTACATAGGATTACAACATTTAAAAGTTGGGGAGTTTATAGACCTTGAATATTACTTTACTAACAACTATTACACGCATCTAACCGAAATTTGCAGTGTGCTTTATCGTAAATCTAAACTTGACGAGTGGAATAACGTAGTTTATGAGCCATATACATACGATTTAAACGAACGTAAACAACTATTCAATGAAATACCTTGCTCAGATGTTTATGGTATCTTAAAAGATTACATTTTGTTTAGAGATAATTTTATGGAATCGTATATAAACCTCTTTCAAGAACCAGCAACCGATGAAATCGAAGACGATTTAACAGATGAGGAAGCAGAAGAAGTTAAGAAAGAAGATAATCTAAACAAATGGTCGTGGGAAAAAACGCTTTACATCTTAGCAAATGAGGACATAACCAGAATTGACGATGTCCTTAAAATGAATTTGATATTCGCTTTTAATATGCTATCAATGAAAACCGATTTACAACTTTAAAAGAATGCCGTTGTCGGTGCGTTTGGTAGATTAGGATAAGGACTATCAATCCAATTAAACTTGATTGAAACAATAGGGTTATTTAGTATTCGAGCCATATCCAATAAAGGATAGTTTTGAAACTGCCAAGCGATGTAATCCTGAGTAACCTCTGCGAGTATATCTTTAACGTCTCCACGTTTTAACCATTTATCAGTAATTGAATAAGGTGGTATTCCTCTACTTGTACCCTCATCTAAAAACAAATAGTAAAACATTGCATTGATAGTAATATTAATTTTATTTAGTTCATCGCCAGTCATTGCAGATATTCGAATTGAATCGTATAACGTACCAAAATCAATTAACCCCAAATCTCTAATTTCTTTCTGTAAAGACTTAGCCAATTTATTACGTGTAGCATATTTTACTTTAAATGTTGCCATTAGTTCGGTATTTCAATTGGTATAACACACTCAGGTAGATTTGCAACTTCAAACGTAATAGTCATAACCCAACCAGCACAATAGTCTAAATCAAAGTTGTTTAATGGCGATGTGTTCATTGGGCTAATTACGTCAATGCTTAAATCTTGACCATCGTAAAAGTACAAATAAAAATCGTTTAATATCAACTCAGTATCTGATAAAATTACGTTTATATTTTGTCGGTCTTTTTGAATTATATCCAAGCAATAAATATCAAAGTTAAATTGTCTTGTATTAAGTCCAGCACTTGTTGAAGTTGGAACGGCATAAACAATTGGATATTTTTCATCTTTAGTAGCAAAGTTTGGCATCTGTTCTTTGAAGTCCGAACCGAACTTTTTAACTTGTAGATGTGCGTTACAAAACGCAGTCATTTTATTAATTATAACTTGGTAACTCATAGCGTTGCAGATTCTTTAATTTTATTCATTTTGTTTTGTGATGCCGTTATTTCAGATTCAACAACAACCGCCTTAATAACTGGTTGATTTTGTAAACCATTATTTGCAGAACTTAGATTATTAGCTTGTCCATTGCCAGATGCAAACATTTGAGTTTGTGGATTCATTGATGGAATAGATGCAGGAGCAGAAGAACCACCACCACCAGACGCACCCGCTCCACCCTCGAATGTTGTAGATGAAATCTTTTTAATGTTAATCAAACCAGCAGCAACCGCAATCGCAGCCATAACCGCACCGAGTATAGGGTTACCAGCAGATGCAAACGCAGAAGTAGCACTTTTATAAGTGTCAATTGTAGCACTTGCAATATTCGCAGCCTTTTGTACTTGAAACGCTTTCTTTTGTGATGCCTTAGATTTTCCAGCGAATGCTTCAGCTAAATTTCCAATCGTTTGTAAACCACTTTGTACTGCTTCAATCTTTTGAGCGTTAAGTTTTGCTTCGTCTTCTTCTTCTTTCTTTCTGTACTTGTCGTTTGTTTCTGTAAGTTTGTTTTTTTCTTCTTCGTTTAAAGCTAATAACAAAGCACTATCTTCTCCAGCTATTGCACGTTTTAAAGCAAAGTCCTCACGTATCTTTTGAAGTTCAAGTTCTTGTGCAGTTTTACCAGTTTCAGCTTTTAATTTAGCTACCGATTCAAGACGTGTTTTTTCCTCTCCTTCTAATTTTATTTTTTCATCTGTCTTTGCCTTTTCTGAAAGTATTAATGCTTGCTTTAATTCCTCGTCATACTTTGCATTGATTGCTTTAGCTTCGTTAAATTCTTGTTCTTTAAGTTGAGCGTCAATTATCTTTTTTTCTTCTGATGTTAACTTTGAGTTTTTAGCATTATCTTCAATTAGTCGATTATACTTTACGTCATTTGCTTTTAATTCTTTTGCAATACCCTCATCCATCAATGCGATGTTGGTGTCTTCTATTTGCCTTGCCGTTTCAATACGAGTTTTAGCGTATTCTTTTTGTTGCTCTTTTTTCTTATTGTTTGCTTCTTGGTTATTTTTTACGCTTTCCTCGTTTGCTTTCTTATCGTCTGCTACCGATTGAGTTTTAATCTTCTTTACATTGTATGTACTTTCGTCAATCAAAGTTTTAGTTTCTGCCAAACCATCTTTAATCTTTTGAATCTGGTCTTTGTCCAAACTATTACTAACCGCATTGTCTTTAAGTTGTTGTTGTAATGCTTTTTGTCTTAATTGAGCCGTTTGTATAATAGCTTTTTGTTTGGCTATTTCTAATTGAGTTGTGTCCTTTCCTTCAATTTTTGCAATCTCAATCTGTCTGTCGTATGTTTTTACGATTCTGTCGCCTTTATCTTTGTAAGAATCTGCAATCTTTTTGTTTGTTTGAATAGATTTCTTTGCTTTGTCTTCCTCTGCAAAGTTTGTAAGCCCTAACCAATCCGCAAAATCTTTCAACTTTTGAATAACAAACCCTATCGCCTTACCTATTGCATCAAATATAGGCTTAATTAAACCCAATTTATTTAAGAACAAACCAATTGCAACAACGATAGCAATAATCGCAGCGACTAATAAGAAAATTGGATTTGCTAATAGTTGAAGTCCAAACGTAACGAATGCTTTACCTAAAGAACCAACCGTGCTAATTAACCCTTTTATTGACGCTCCAACGTCAGATGGTTTTAAACCTGTTAAAGATTTTCCGAATACTTTTGCCTTGTCGGATGCTTCCTCAAAGTCTAAACTAAACAAAGAATCTTTTAATGAGCTGAATTGATTACCTATTGATTCAAACTTCGAACCAGTAGCAAAATTCTTAACGTTCTCATTTGCATCTTTTAACTTGTCAGATAGTTGACCAGCACGTTCAGCAAGTTGTTGCATCTGTTCTGGGTCGGTAGCATTTGCTAACTCCCCTTTAAGTTCTCTTAACTCTGATTTTATTTGTGCTAATCCGTTTAGCTTAATTGGTATCTCAATGCTTTCTGCCATAACTATATTGTCAGTCTTTTAAATTTCGTTTTATAGAGTTACTATGTTTAACGTTCCATTTGAGTGAACATACATATCCCCAGCAGTAAGACCTGAATCTATTGCTTCTCTTTCATTTTGGAATACTGGAATATTTGCCAATCTAACAACTCCAAATTCTGCGTTTGATGCTTTCACACTTGGCACAATTATACCATCGTCTGTTGGTGTTAAGTTGTCGCCTATCCACATTCCTTTTAAACCGCTTCCAATTACGTTACCGCTACCCATTACAATAGCTTGTGAAGATGAGTCTATTGCATTAATGTTATTATTTACTGCTTCGCTAATTGCTTGAAAGATTGACTTATTTTCTGACTGCGTAACCATCTTTGGTGTACTCGTTTTAAACGCTACCAAATCAATATCAGTATCAATACTCATCAACTCTACTTTGGTAAGTAACTTTTGGTTAACTGAATAATCAATTATTTTATTTATAGTCCACCAACTATTGTCAATTCGTATTTTGTCGTTAAGTTTTAATGTCTGAATATCCAACTCATCCAAATCAAAGTAAGCGATTAACATTTTACCGCTATTAATTTGTGATATTGTGCGTCTCCAATATTGGTTATATAAATTGTTGTTTGTAATTTGAAAGCCAGTATAATAGTAGAAATCACACAAACCAAAGTTAATATCAAAACTTGGATTTAATGGGTCATCCCAATGTCCAGCATACGGATATGAAGTTAAGTTGTTTTGTCCAGTAGTTCCAAAATCGTATAACTTAAACGTGTTGCACGCTTTCAATCCACCATCGTACAAAATTCTCAAATTAACTTTAGGTTCTGCAAAGCTAAACGATGGAACGTAAGCATTGAATGGAGTTTGTAATAATGGCGTTGGACTAAAGATTAATTCTTTTTTGTCAACTCCTTTGATATATTCGTTATCGAATGTGAACTCTATTTGTCCAAATACTTCACGTGTTGTGTCAAAGTATTTTTTATTCGCTTCATCTGAATCTTGTTTGTATGTAAGTTGTATTTTCTTACCAGTCAATTCAGGTAAAAATTGCAATGTTTGCTCGCTATCTTTTGCGAGTTTGTAAGTCCAATCTTTCTCCGTTCCACTATCAACAAAATTATCACGTGTTGTTAAATTCAATATGTTTGGATTGTTTTTGTCTGATTCTATATACAAATTGTACATTTGAAAAATAGACTTTAAGAAATCCTTTTGCTTTATCTTTGCAGGAATGAATCCACCTAAACTAATATTTGCTCCACTTATTACCGTTGTTGAAGATGGTAGTACTTTTATTTTAACTGAATTGGCTACCATTTGAGAATTGATAAAAACCGCAGAACCCCAAGGAGAACTATTTGCACTTCTCCAATTCATAGCATTAGGACTGAAATTGGCATTAGGTGCTATTGATATGTGAATCCCTATTGCAACTCTCAAATCATCTCCAGCAACAATTCCAGAAACTGGTATGTTAAAACTTTTAAGTTTGTTATCTATATTTGTACTTGGTGCAGAACTTAATGTTAAAGGCACACTAATAGGGTCTGAATAAGTTACTGAAATCTCCGCACCATTTTTATATATAGCTATAAATGGTCGAATATACATTGCTGAAAAATTGGCAGTACCACTAAGAATAAGCCAATTATCAATTAAGTATGCAATTGCACCACTTGAATTAAGTAAGTTAATTGAGTAGTCAATATCCACTTGGAAATTATAAGCATCTCCAGTACTTAATGTAAATGGTGTGTCGTATGTTCCGGTCGTTGGATTAAATAAGTTTAATTCATCTACTAACTCAGTGTAATTTGTAACAAATGTACTTGCTGGGGTATTGAATAAAGTACTAAATGATTTTGTTGCCGTTGCCTCTACTAAATAATTATTATAAATATCCCTTTTTACATCTCCAACAAATGGAATAAGTAACTTGTCAAACCTATCAACTTCTAAAGAATCCCAATTGTAAGAGAATCCTTGTGATGAAAATATCTTATCGAAGTAAGTCTTTGCATATATTGCTGGCTTTGCTTCTTTGATTGTGTATGTATTTGTATTCTGGTAGCCTAATAAATATTTGTAACCATCGTTTACATCGTGCGACCAGCTATCTACAATGTTAGCCGAACTAATAACGTGGTCTAAGTCGCTAAAGTCTAAATCTGTTAACTCGCTATTATCTAACTTAACAAAGAAATCTGATGCATCGTCTTTTACTAATACTTCATATTCAATAGAATCTTCATAGTTAGCCGTTTCTTGCTTTTTGTTTACAGATAACAATTGTAATACTGCATTTTCCAAAATAGGTATTCCATTCTGAATGATGCTACATCTTGTTAATGTGTCTATGTTAAAGTTTCCAGTTTGAATATTAACATCGTAATAGTGATTTAAAAGATTATGATTGTTCTTTGTGCCACTTAAAATTATAGACTTTGAAAACGCACCGCTTCGTTTTGACACATCTCGAATATCTGCAACTCCAAAATTCAAAGGAAAAGCAGTTCCCTCTTTTACATCTAAATAACCACTTTCTAATTGAATCTGTACGTTAAACATTTATTGTGTTTTGGTTTGCTAATTTAATTGTGATTGTTTTACGAATCAAGTTTTTGTTACGTCTTCTATTAACCTCAAAAGATGAATCTGTTACCTGACACGAAATGTATTCATCCCCAAACTTTACAAACGTCAAAGGAGAAGTAAGTAATTGCTCAAAGTACACATTACTTTCTTCACTCATCCAATCGGTGTTTAATTCAAAAGTCTTGTCTAATTGAATTGAGTATGCCGTTTGTCCAAATTCAGTTGTTGCATAGTTCCACATTTGGGAACTTACAAAACCCTCATTTACTTTGTTGTATGTTTGACGTGCGATAGTTCCATTCTCGTATGATTTAAGACTAAAACCAAATGATGCAATGCTTCCCATTCTGTCCATAAAATAAACATCGTACTCGTTTATTCTGCATCGTTGGTCTATATCAATATTATAATATTGCGAGAACTCATCAAAGCCATCGTTAACCAATTGAAAAGAAATTGAAGTAGTATTTTCGTCAACCATAGGCAAAGCACCAGCATCTATAATATCAGGGTTTCCATCTACTCCAATGCATACCTGAGTCATTATATTTGCATTTGTTATGCTATATCTGAATTGTCCTGTATTGGTGTAAATAACACAATACAAATCTGACGTTTCAAAGTTGTTTGCTACGTTTAACCACAAGTTTTGTGTCGGTGTAATTGAAAATCCAGTAGTTGGTAAGTCTGTTACAAATAATTTTGTATTACTAAAAGTATCAATTAAGTATTGATTTTCATTGTATGTAGTGTAATCTACCCACGAACGAACCCCATTAAACACATACTTATCAGATTCTGTAATTATGGCTAAAGTTTGAGTCTTTCTATTGTCTGCAAAGTAAACGTTTCCATCTATTGTTGCGTTGTTTACGTTTGACCATAAAGCACTAATAGTAAACTGAGTTGAAGACTGCACCGACTTGACAACGAATAAGCCCTCAATAAGTGGATTTGCCAAACCATCATCAGCTTGCTTGATACTTACTTGGTCGCCTACAACAAACGTATGTGTCGCACTTGTAATCTTTACAAAGCCAGCATTGTTAGTTAATGAACTTGAATAAGCAACCCCTTGAATATATTCCTCTCCAATTTTGACATCGTAGTTATAATAGCAGTCGCTTGGATTTGTTACGTTAATATTGAATGTGACTTTTGATTGCAGAAGTTTAGATAAGTCTATTTGTCCGTATCCATCGCTGAATCTTGGTAGAACTTTATACTCTCCTATTTTTGTAGCCGTGCCACTTGCATACACTTGAAAGATATATTTAAAACCCAACTTGTTTTTATTCGTTGAGTTGTATATAAACATCAAAGGGTTATACGCTGGTGCGAAGTCGTAAACTTCTGCAATCTTAGTCATCGCCATTATACTATCGGTGTTACTTCTTTTGGTACGTATTCAATCAATTCTAATTCTTTAACCCACATAAACTTTTCGTTTGTGCAGTTTATCATTTCTTCCGTTGAGATTATCCAATTATCATCAGCGTCTTGAATTGGGTTAAAGTAAGAATCATCTGTATACAATTGTCCAGTTAATAAATCTTTTTGTTCTTTGTTTAATAGACCTACTAAGGTGTTTAAGTCTTCGGTTGTAATTTGGTTTAGTCTCATACTTGTCTACTTAAAGTAGTTTGGAATTTTTGAACGGCTAAATATAGGTTTGATGCTTCTGTTGGTGTTAGTCCATCTCCAATAGATGTAAAAGCAAATTGCTTATTTGAAAACTCTCCACTATTAGCTCCAAGTAGATATAAATTACCACTTGGTAACGCTACACTATTTTTTGTCATAGTGTGTATTTCAGTACCATTTTTATATAAATTTTGAGTAGTTGAAGATTTTCTATTATATGTAAATAAACCTAAACTTGCATTTGTTGTGCTTGTAATACCATAAGGTGGTGCTGAATTCATAAGATAATATTGTTTACTATCAGTAAACTTCAAGTAGCCTATATAAAAAGAAGAAACTGGAGAAAATTGTGTGACTCCAAAATCTGCTTTTGTATTTGTTGCATCTGTTCTTGAATATATAGATACAGAAGTATCATTTAAACTTAACTTAGCTAATGGAGATATAAAGGTATCCGCATACCCATTAAAATTATTACCTAAAACACCATTACTTGAATGAGTTAACCCACCAAAAAAAGCTAATCTAAATGCAGCGTCTAAATCTCTTGGGTCTTTCAAGTTGAATTTATGAGTTGTAGCAGTACCACCAACAAATGGATATATTGCTTTCATCTTTGACCAAATGTTATAAGTCTTTAATTCAATACATAAAGTGTTTATTGCAGTAGTTATAGTTGAATCAGTTATTCCAGTGGCAGTCAAAAAAGCTTCTGCTTCTGGGTCTAATGGTTGACTCAAAAAAGCCAAACGATTATAAAGCGAATATCCGTATCCGTACATCTTAACCTAATACTAAAGCGATTGAACCACTTGTTAAAGTCACTCCGCTAAATTGCACATCGTTAATTGGTGTGATGATTGCACCAGCTTTAATTGCTTTTGTTGCGTCTGCTAAGTACGTACTCTTTACATCCGAACCAGCAACACGAATAGAACTAAAGATAGTATCTTCAAGTACTACAATTGCATCAATCGTCTTGTTTGTTGCAGTTGTGTTGTTTAAAATATAACTCCCATTGTTAGCGACCAATTCGCCCATTAAATTTGTTCCCATCTTATTTGTTTTTTATTTATATTGTTTAAAATTTCAATTGTGTTTTAGAATGCCATATACGCATCGTCTGAATAATACATCTCTCGTATGTAAGTTGTAGCGTATCGAACCGCATCCATAGCATCGTCAAATAGTTTTACTGGCTCATCTGTTATAATATCTCCGACTTTCTTCCATTTGTAATTATCGTATTCTTTTTTCAATGGTGGATAGTCCTCAGCAAATACTCCGAACGTCTTAACATTATCAATTCCTTTTTTAACTACCTTATTAGCATTGCCTACATTGTACCCAGCCGTTTGTAATTCTGCAATAATTTCTGGTCGTGAGTAATCAGCTAAGATGTCAGCGTACTTGTCAATTCCTAATTGGTCAAACCTTTCAATTAATTGTGTGGTTGTCAAGTATGATTCGTATATAATTGGTTCAATGTAGATGTCTTTGTCGCAATAGTAAACTTTAACCAATGCCGTAGGGTGGTTGTAACCAAAATCCAGACCATAAACAAAATTAACAAATCGTGGTTCTCTATGTTTTACAAATGTCCAATTCGAGTATATATTTAATTTACTTACTGCTTTCTCTCCAAGTGCGTAAATCTGATACAACGCTTCGTCTGTTCT